ATGAAGCTTCCAAAACCAATACAACGTGGATCAAGTTGGCGTATTACTGTAACTTTTGATAATAAGAGATATTCAGCGACCAGAGATACTGCAAAAGAATGTGAACAATGGGCATCACTTAAGCTACTTGAACTTAAAACTGGTAAAGCTGATCTTGAACAAGGTATTAAACCTGCTTATCCATTTCGACAATTATGTAATAAATATTATGAAGAACATGGTCGACACATGCGATCGGCTCGTACCATCAACTTTAAAATAAAAAACTTAGACCGTATCGCCCCGAACCTGGCTGAGAAGTCAATTTATGATTTTAAGCCTGCAGATATTGCAGAATGGCGCAATAATAGAAAAAAAGAAGTTAAAGTAGCTACATTAAGAAATGAACATGCAATTTATTCTGCAGTGTTTACCTATGCAATGAAAGAGTTGTTTTTGATTGAGTCTAACGTTTGGCACTCAGTAACAATGCCAAATAAAGAAAAATCACGAGATCAAAGAATTTCTCCAGAACAACAAGAAACTCTATTGAAAGTGTTGCAGTGGGACGGTACAACAACACCTGTCAGTTCTAGACAATATGTCGCGTGGGCTTTTTTGTTTGCTCTGGAAACAGCAATGAGGCAGGGTGAGATATTATCTATGCGTAGAGCAGACTTACGTGATGGTTTTATTCATTTACCAATGACTAAAAACGGTGAGTCTCGTAACGTACCACTTTCAAAAGAAGCCAAACGCTTACTCTCATTGCTTCCTGCAGAAAATGACAAATTATTGCCAATTGATAAGAATATATTTTGTGCAATGTGGATGAGGGTTAAGAAAAAAGCAAAACTTCCTGAAATCAATTTTCATGATACTCGACATGAAGCCATCACCAGGATGGTTAAGGTTCGTAAATTACCGGTTGAGGTTTTAGCAAAAATTACGGGACATAAGACAATTGGGATATTAATTAACACTTATTACAATCCGGATGCGCAGGATTTAGTTGAGATGTTTAATGACAGTGAGAGCTAATTAGCTCTCGGTCTGCCTCTTTTTTTATTTTTAGTGCTAAGTAAATCATGGGCTAAGCGAGGGTTGTATAATGCCTTGCCAGGTGTACCTTGATCTATTGATGCGAGACGGTCTCTAATTGTCGTGGTCGATAGACTATACTTTTCGGCGAGCTGTGCTGCAGAAACTAATTCAACTTCCACTTCCTTCAATTCTTTAACAATTCCACCACCAATATTTTGACCGAGCATTACTTGTGGAGGACTATCGCTTTCGACAGTGATAATATATTTAAGAACACCCATCAATCTTCCTCCATTTATTCAGCTCATCCCAAATTAAATATGTCGTACCTATTAGAGGGTGAGTATTTAGAAGAACTTTCATGCATTCACCTTTTTATATAATTGATGTTTAACATTTTTAATCTTTGCCATTAACAAACAAGATTCATTGTTTTGAGGTGTGGCAAGTTTGTGAAAACTTTGGCTATACCGAACCATTTCAGCTTTGCTCATTAGGATCAAATTCTCTATTCGACAATCTGTTTTATCCTGGTTTTTAAATGCAATTACTTTTCCTTCCGGAATTGGTCCATTAGCTTTTTCCCAAACAATTCTATGCTTTAATCCAAATTTACCTGGTTCACCTATTTTTACTAAAACATATCCATCTTTTGAGCATATCCGCTCATAACCTAGAGGTTTAGCATTCCATGTAGGACGTCCTTTCTTGAAGCTAGTCTTATTCGCTGAAGTAAGCCCTTTGGTGCCAGTATTCCATGGAACAGATCCTTTCTGAAAACAACCTGTTCGACCAGTATTCCATTTATTACGAGTGCATAATGACTTGATCTGATCAACACTAAATTGTTCATTAAATTTGGTGTTTACTATTTCCGTTAATTCTTTTCGTCCCAATGAGCAGTTTGATTTAATGAAATCTAATTGCTCTGGGCTATATTTGATTGCTGATCCCTTTGGCATAAATCACCCAATTAAATTTTGCGGAATTTCAACTGAATCGGCATTTTTTAAGCCTCTGTATTCAGCAACTAATTTTGCAGCACTTAAACGCATGTTGTTATTTTTAATAACCTGTTCACTTATTTTTTCAATAGCGTCTGCCTTTTGAAGTTCTGCCTGAAGCTCTTCACCTTTGAGATCTGTAGCACTTAAACGTTCAAGCTGTGCAAATAAAACAGAATTTAAATCTAATGGTGTATTCATTATTTTGTCTCCCAAGGTGTGTCAGTCGCCATTGTTAAATCAGTCCGTCTCTGATTTGCATAACTCAATAAACGTTCATGAATAGCTGGGTCGCACTGAGTTATTTCCTCTTCAAGTTTTGCAAGATCAATCAATGTCTTTGCTTCTTGAATACGAACCATTAAAGATGATTGAGATTTTTCAGGTGGGCTCAGTTCAGCTAATCTTTTATGAATTGCTAAAACTAATGGTTTACGCTGTTCCTCATTCCATTGAGTTGTATATTTATACAAAGCATTCGCTTCAGCCGGTGAATTTGATTTTTGAGCACGTTCCAGTAGTTCTGTAAGTAACTGGTTGTATTGATTATCATGAATATTTTCAAGAAATTTTGTCTGAAATTCAGCAAGTTTGCAGACTTTTGTTAGATTAATTTCTGAAATTTGTTCTTCGCTAAAACCTTGATCATTCAAATCATAAAGGGTGGTGTTAATTTCTTCCTCAGAAATACAAGCATTAATACCATCGATATAAATTTGATGATCAGCATTGATTACTTTTGGCGAATATTGTTCAGGATCTAACTCGAGTAACTTATCTTCAGTTATTCCATCCCATTTGATCAGCTCGTGCACGACAGGCATTCGAAATACCAATCTCATATTGAGTACCTTTGAATGTGTTAATTGCTTTGTCTAACGTCTGAGGCTTCTTCGCATCTTTTATAGCTAAAAGTGCATCGTTAAAGCGATTGAAGAAATTAGACGGTTAATAGGGTGAGTTTATGACTGCAACAGCAAAATTTGAGAAACATCGAAACGAGACTATAGTTCACGATTTACGCCGTTTATTATTTACTCCAAGTCGCTCAAAAGTCGATTTTACATTGCTCGACTTAGCACAAAAAACAATGGATGGATTTAAGGACGGTGTAGGTGGACCATCAACATTTGGAAGTAAGGCAAATAGTGCTGCTCTAATGATGCAGGATATGAGACCAGAAGTTTATTCAATGTTGTGGGCATTAGTTCGTTCAATCAATCCTACTGATCGTCACTTTGCATTACTTCATAATCTACTAACTTCTGAAATTCGCTTAAAGTTTAAAGAGGATGGTTTTAAAACCAAACAGATAACAACTAAAGAAGCTGCAAAAGGTGTTGCCCGTTCAGCACTTATTCAATTTTTATTTAAACGAGGTATGTGCACCAAATGTAATGGAAAAGGGTTTGTATTTTCAAAAACTGATAAAAAGCATGTTGAGTGCAGTAAATGCGAAGGGAAAAAAGAAAATGCTTACAATCAATCAGAGCGACATCGAATTTCATGTATGAGCATTGATCGAAAAGCTTATTTAAGAACATATGACAAATATGAAAAGGTAGCATTAGAAATATTAGGGGATTGGAGAATTGATCTGGATGCTCACTTAAGAGGATATTTTCACTATGTGTCTGAAGAATACAATTTATGATTGCATAGTCCCAAAATAAAGGGTATATTTTTCTATACTGGTCGTATTACGGTTTATCCGAGACCAAAATAGTTTTTGCATACCCACTGACTCCATCTAGTGGGTATTTTTTTTGTTTAAAAAATAAACGAAAATATATGTTGTGGATAGCTGTGAAACTTGCTAATGTGAATTTATTGACTAGTTGGAAAGACTGGTACCGAACATTAGTTTTATATACCCCTAAGCATGAACGTTCCGGGGTATTTTTTTGCCTAAAATTTTTTGCTTTTATACCAATTGATATATTGCAGATAGATGACAAAAGGTTAAAATTTACATAGCGATTTCTGGGGGATAGCTATGTGGAATTTTATTAAAAGCTTTAACACAATGAATACTTATTTGATCTTATCTGTTGTTTTGCTTGTTGGGGTGCTAAGCCTATTTCTGGTTTAGATGACTAAAGTTAAAAGAGCGCTTGAACGTGCTTTATATATGCGCTATTAGTTCAGCCGAATAGTACACCTGATTTTAATTAATAAGTTTTTGGTATTACTTATTGTGATTTAACTTTGATAAAGTTCAAGGGGAGCGAATCCGATGTTTATTGTAAGTAAAATTTTATATGTTATTTGATTAATATAGACCCAAACTTAAATATTACCTAATTTCAGGTATTTTTTTTATGCTTTTTTAGTCTTATTTTTGAAACTTAGTAAAATTAATTAAGGGTATTAATCATGAAAAAAGCAATTTTCTCATTATTTGCAATTGGATTTTTGACTCCATTAACTTCATTTGCAGAGAATTGGCCAACACACTTATGTCCAGCTGATGAGGCTGCATGTCTAACAATTAATGCTGAAAATAAGCCACCATCTCCAGTAGACCTAAACAAAGGACGTATTGTATTTGCGTTCGGTACTGATGGTTGTTTAGCTTCATCACCTGTTTGGTTTGATTCAGACAAAAAGGAATTGAAGGCAAATCATGGCATAGGAACAGGAGGAGCTAAAAATGGCCATTGTGGTTATGCTAACCAATTAAGTAAGGCTTACATAGTTTATAACGAAGTTGTATCAAAGAATAAACCTGAATATAAGGCTCGTGTATTTGGATTGTACGCTGTTAAAGATGATGGGTATTTTGGAGGACATCGTCACGAATGGGAGCATGCGATAGTTTGGATGAAGAATGATAAACCAGAATTTGTTTCAACAACTGAACACAAAGGAGTAAACACACGTAAAGCAGGGGATACGGGGCATTTGGCAGGTAATGTAAATGCATTTGGTGTTAAGTATATTATTAAGAAAACAACACATTATTTAGATTTTGCTGGAAGTGATAAAAATAAGATTGTAACAAATAAGGATCCTAGTCCTGATAAATCATGGTTTGGAGCTAAAGATTATGAAGTTGTCGATTTTAAAACTGCTAATGCAAAATTTAAATCTATAATAAATAATTCTGCTAATTGGGGTGAAACGGTGCCTAGAGTAAATGATGCAGAATTTCTAAACAAACATAAACCTAAAGATTGGAAAGATGTAGTTTTTAATTAACTCTGTATTTATTAATTATAAAACCACCCTCTGGGTGGTTTTAAAATGGTTAAAATTTATGAAAATTAACCAATACACCAGCCTAACCAAAAAGAAGCCACTTAAAACTAAATCAAGAATAAGACAATTACCTAAGGCATCACAAAAATATTCAGAAGCATTTGAAGACATTGAGCAATCGTTGATTGTATTCAATATTAAGTATGAAAAATTATTCCAATTTGAATCAACTAAACATTGGCGATTCGATTTCCATCTTATTGAACATAGAATTTTAGTTGAGATCTCAGGCGGACCGTGGTCGGGAGGTCGTAAAGGCAAGCTAAAAGATAAAGCTTGGAGTATGGAGCGTTACGATGTTGCTGCCGATATGGGTTATCTGTGATGCTTTGATGAAGGTATTTCGTGGTGAAACAAAACGGCTGATTATAAATATTCCACCGCGTTACTCTAAGACCGAATTAGCCGTTATAAACTTCATGGCTTGGTGCTTTGGTAAAGTGCCAGATTGTGAGTTTATCCATATCAGTTATTCAGCAACTTTAGCAGCCAATAATGCTTTTCAGACTCGTAACTTGGTTCAGGAAACAGCATATAAAAAGATCTTTCCTGATTTTAAACTGCGTGATGATTCTAAAGCTAAAGATGATTGGCGTACTGTTGCTGGGGGTGTCTGCTATGCTCAGGGGACAGGCGGAACGATTACTGGCTTTGGTGCAGGTAAAATCAGAAAGGAGTTTGGTGGTGCAATCATTATTGATGATCCGCACAAAGCTAGTGAGGCTAGTTCAGATACGATTCGAAGTAACGTTATTGAGTGGTTTCAAAACACGCTTGAATCACGAACCAACTCACCTGATACGCCGATTATCGTAATTATGCAACGTTTACATGAGTCTGATCTTGCAGGTTGGTTGCTGGATGGTGGAAATGGTGAAGAGTGGGAACACTTGTGTTTACCTGCAATACAAGATGATGGTTCCGCATTGTGGCCAGCTAAGCATTCGATTGAACGTTTAAGAGTTATGGAAGATGCAGCACCTTATGTGTTTTCTGGGCAGTATCGGCAGTTACCATCACCACCTGCAGGTGGTTTTTTTAAACCTGACCGAATTGAGATTGTGGATGCTATCCCCGCAGAATTTATTAAAGAAGTTCGTGCTTGGGATTTGGCTGCCTCAGAAAATGAGGGAGATTGGACTGCTGGTCCACGTATGTTAAAGACTAAAGAAAACATTATATATATTGTTGATATGGTTCGTGGTAGGTGGGGTCCCGATGGGGTTGAGAATACAATTAAGCAGACTGCTCAAATGGATGGTAAATCAGTGGCAATTCGTTTACCTCAAGATCCTGGTCAAGCAGGTAAGTCTCAAGCAAAAAACTTTATCACAATGCTCAGCGGATTCAATGTAAAAGCTGAAACGGTTTTCTAGGGTTTGATACGTTAGCTGAACAAGCAATGAATGCATCCGATAGAATGTTCGCTCAAGCTGAAAAAAATGGAAATGAGGCTGTTAAGCTTGCTGAAAACCATAAATGGGCAGTAGTTGAAACCTATAAAGATATTGGTAAGACAGAGGAGCAAAGGAATAAGGAAACAATTGTTAATAATCAAAAAACACTTGATGGGCTAAAAGCGCAAGAAGCTAAACACTCGGCTGATTACAAAGCGATTAGTGATCAAAGGCTAGTCCTTGAACAGCAACTTTATGAAGCAAAAAAAACAGGTAATCAAGCTTCTGTTGATTTAGCTCTAAAAGGTCTAGCTGATCTTGAAGCTAAAGAAAAGGCTTATCAAGCAGAGAGCACCAAACTTACTCAAGCAAAAATTGAAGCGGCACAGGCAGTTGCAGAGGCCACAATTAAATCAGGTGATGCCGCAGGTCAAGCAGCCTTAAAAGTATTAAATGTCAAATTAGCACTTCAAGGTCTTAAAGCTGAATTTGATGAGACTGGCAAAATAATTGTTTCAGCTATGAGCGCTGGAACAGAGGCTGTCGAAGTTCAAGATGACACTATAACCAAGGCAAGAAAAGGAGCTGTGGCTTTAGGACTCGACTTGGATGTTGCTCTAAATAGAGTTTCTGAAAAGTTCGCCTCAAATAAAGTTCATTTGGATAATTTCGCAAACGGCCTAACTACAATGGGTGCCAAAGGTACTCAAGCAACTGACGCACTTTATCAAGGTTGGGAAAAGTGGGCTGAAAAAGCAAAAAACCAAGCTGAAATTGAGGCAGCTAAACAACAACTTCTTTCTTTCGAAAAGCAGGGCGTTTTTTCAACCAAACAAGTCCAAATGGGCATGGAATATCTAGATCAGATAAATGGAAAAATCCCTGAAAATATTTCTGAGATTGAAAAAGCCTACAAATTGCTTGGAGTAACGTCGAAAGAGGAAGCCGCAAAGATTGCAGACTCTCAGATGAGAGCTTTTAATGTGATGAAGCAATCTGGTACAGCTTCGGCAGAGCAAGTCAGACAAGCATTAATCAATATGGCTGATAAAATATATGCTTCAGGAAATGCAGCCAAAATCGCATGGTATGAAGGGCAACTTGCAGCAAATGGATTGGCATCTAGTGTAAATGAAGTGGGCAAGGTGACTGTAGATGCAGGATCTCAAATGGAAACCTCTATGCAACGAGTCAGTAGTGCGACTTATGGTGCACAGCAAAGCTTTAGGGATCTAGGTGAAGTAGCCCGAGAAGAAGCCCTTTCTTCATCTAAGGCTTGGGCCAAGGCTTTGGATTCTCAGCAAGGTGGTATGCATGTAACACCACGAGGTGAGAGAACTCGGTTAGCATTTAATCAGTCTGAAGTTGAAGCTCAACTTAAAGCAATGGGTTACGATGATAAAAATGCCACCAAAATTGCTAAAAACATTCTTGAGAGTTCTAAGTCAGCAGATGGTCGAAGCTATAAAAACGCATCTATGGGCTGGTTGTCAAAAAACGGCTTTGATATTGTTGGTGCATTTGCAGGTGGGGGTGGCGGAATGTCAAATGCAAACTATGTAAGAGAGCAATTGGAGAGGTATAGTCAATATTCTAACAATACATCTGCAACACTAGACACAGGCGCATCCAAAACTGTGAAGTATGAAATTAGTACCGGAAAGAACAAAGTTGATGTTTATGGTTCGCCATCTGCTGAATCAAATCTTAATTCGATTCTTAGTGAGCTGGAAACCATTAACAAAGGTAGTTAATTGATGAAATTAATACGCAAAGCGACCAATCAAACCGTTCTTTTAGAGAACGGTTTTTTATGGTCTGACGAATTTGATTGGAAGCCGATTGAACAGAAACAAGATAGAGCCATTGATGGTGCGCTTATTGTTCAAGAGGGTAAGAAAAAGGCGGGGCGTCTAATCACTTTAATTCCCTCGGAATCCAGTATGGGATGGGTGAAACGCCGTGAACTCAGCAAAATTATGGACTGGTCAGCACTCCAAGAGCATTTTTATCTTGAGTTTGATTACCCACATGACAAGCGAAAATTCAAAGTTATGTTTAATCATGAAGCAGGGGCTATTGAAGCCAAGCCAGTAAAGGGAATTCCTACGGTTTCTGAAGATGATTATTACAACGTCACAATGCGATTTTTGGAGCTAAACGATGATTGAAACCAAAGACATTGTAATTTATAAGTCGGAACGTTTGACCGATACAGACAATGGGGGCGGTAAATATTCTGGCCAAGTCATTATAGATGGTCAGAGCAATAACCTCTTCAATGATGTATCTGAATTGGACCGTACCCTTGGTGACGTCTCGATGCGCAAAGTTTTTCCTGCCGTATCGACCAATGATACTGATCTATTGATGGGCTCTACAGTTTTTATTTCTGAAACACCCAAAGATCCCGCTGTATCTGCATTGCTATTCAGTACAGGAAGCTTTACGGATGAGCGTAAATCAGCACAAAACAGAGTCGAGTCCTATCTTGCCAAAGGTGGGCAAATCGCAGGTACACCGTTAGATACGCTTTGGCAAGGTATGAAACAGATTCAAGTCTGTATGTTTACCACTGAAACTGAGAGTAATGTCGGTGATGCGATTGTATTGGTTTCAAATGAGGGCAAAGTAAATAGTCATGAGCAATATGTTCGTATCTTAAAAGTTGAAACTCGTATTTCAAAAATTGTCATCGAGTTAAAGGAAATCGAATATAAGATTGCGACTTATAGTATTAGCGATCCGCTTGAAACTGATTTTGTGGGCTTGTCTGCAAAAAGTTGGTACGCTGGTGAAAAGTCAACAACGATTATCCGTGAAACACTGGTTGCGGACACAGGTAAATACTATTCTTCGACTAAAGCCACTGAAAAAATTCAAGTGGGTGAGTTTACAGTCAATGTTCAGGATGTATTCACTCAGATTATCCCAAGTGCTCAAAGTGAAACTGCAATCATCGATGTAAATGCTGCAGGTGAAAAAGTTGCTTTGGTACCTGGTAATGATGGGGTGGTCACAGCAAGTTATGCAACCTATGTTGCTGAAGCTCAAAATCTTTATTTGGGCTCAAGCATCATGCCTTCTAGTGTGAGTTTCACCTTATTTAATCTTCAAGTGAATGATATAGGTGGCTTACTCAAAACAACCTCAGGCACACAAGTCGGCACAATTGATTATCAAAAAGGTTTAATTCAATGGACCAGTGCAGCAGGTACAGGATCATTGAATTTAAATGTATCTTTTAAACCTGCTTCCGCACCAACACAAAATACACAGAGCCAATCGATTAAAGTCACACAAGCCAATCAGGGTTCAAACTGGACAGGGGTTTTAGTTCCCCCACCTGCACCGGGTAGCGTTGCGGTGTCTTTCATGGTGAAAGGTAAGTTTTATGAACTTAAAGATGATGGATCTGGACAGCTTAAGGCAGGTGCAACGTCTATTGGATCTGGCTCAATCAATTATGAAACAGGTTCTTGGCTTTTGACCACAGGTGAACTTGCGGATGTGGGGAGTAATATCCTGGTGTTGTGGTGTACACCGATTTCAACTTTTGTACGCTCAAACTTAAACCTTGAGGGTCCAAGTTTTGAGCTCCAACTCGGTGAGGCAGTGGCGGCAAATAGTGTAATGGTGAAATGGAAACTTGAGGATGTTGAAAAAGTAGCGACGAGTAATGCACAAGGCAAGTTTACAGGTGATGCAACAGGTCAGATTAATTATGCGACGGGTGTGGGCAGATTCATTCCAAATCAATTACCGCAAAAAGGCACAGTTTTCACCATTAATTACAACAGTGGTTACCCTCTCAATCAAAACTTAATTACAACGCCTTCAACGGATCAAGAGTTAAGTTTTAATGTGGGTACAGGCAATGCGCTTCAAGCAGGCAGTATCGAGTTAAAAATGGAATTACAGGACCAACTAAATCAACGTTGGGGGGAGTTGGTTTTAACAGATTCAAAAATGGATGATACAACGGGAAACTTAAACGATAAGTTAGGCAATACCCACGGGACCATCAACTATATAACTGGCGCTGTAGTGATTAAGCCATTTTTAGAAATATTGGTATATCAAAAAACCTATCAAGTCTTTGAATCATGGAGTAAATAATGGGCTACTATTCTCCACAAACAGAATCCATTCAGTCGGAAAAAATGGTATTAAAATCATATTATCCGACCAATATCAACATTAAATATCGTGATACGCCAGAGTTAAGCCCCAATGAAAAGCAAGTTGTAGCGGATAAGCTGAAAATAGATTTAACGCCACAGTTTAGCGAACAGGTATTGACCAATTCAGTGCGTTTTAAACTTGGAAATGATGTTTATGTGGATCGAAATGGCGTGATGTTTAGAAACATAAACAGCACCACAAATATTGGTATCAGTTCGGGATCTGTGAATTATGGTACCGGTGAAGTTGAAATTGATTCTTGGACGCCATCTAGCGGTAACGCTATTTCATTACAGTCATTGACCACGACTACTGATGCGATTGAGTTAAACCATATCAGTTTTAGAATTCCAGTTATTCCGATTCGCCCCTCGTCAGTGACAGTGGTATTAAGTACGGTTGAATTTGGCGCTTTAACCATCCAGTTTGATGAATTGGGCAAAGTGGATACAGCGAAAGCACATGGTTCAGTGAATTATGAAACTGGTTTTGTAGATATTGATTTTTATACCAAGACAGAAATTACTGAAGCAAATAGACCACAAATTGAAGCAAAAGACTGGTACAACGTACTTTTAGAATACGAAGAGCTGAACAAGAAGTATATCAATGTACCTGTGTGGGTTGTTCCTGACTCAGTGAAATACAATGCCGTGGCTTATACCTATATTCCGCTTGATGCTTCGATTTTAGGTCTATCTGCAACACGTTTACCCCCGAATGGTCGTGTACCGATCTTCCGTGTTGGTGATATTGGTATTGTCAGCGCTGCCAAATCTATGGTGATGCCTGATCATATTGCGGGCAAAACCTATATTTTAGATGATAAGCGTATTTCCTGGTGTGAGCTTCAAGACAGTAAAGGCGTGAAAGTTCCTTTCGATATGTATGTTGTGGACTACGATTATGGGGAAGTCACGCTTAATGGAGATTTCGCAATCAATGCTTTAACTCCACCTTTGAGCATTGAATATCGTTATCAGGATATGGGGTTAATTCGTGATGTTCAAATCAGTGGACAAGTCACGTTTACCAAACCTTTGACACACAATTATGAAGCTGAAAATACAATTGTTGGATCTGCATTGGTTGTGGGTGATATGTATGCAAGATATTCAAATATGTTCTCACAAGGTACGTGGAGCAATGTGTGGGTTGATGAGCCTACAGGCGCACCAATTTCAGCACGCTATAACGATGCGCTATATCCAATTGTGATGACCAATAAGGGCGCAATTCAAGAACGTTGGGCACTTGTTTTCACCGATAATACAAACTTTAGAATTATTGGTCAGTATTCAGGTCAAATCGGAACAGGCAACATCAACAGTGACAATGCACCGATTAACCCGGTTACAGGTGTACCTTACTTCAAGATTAAAAAAGAAGGTTGGGGAACTGGTTGGGTGAATGGCAATGTAATCTTTTTTGATACTCATGCAGCCATGCATCCAGTTTGGGTAATTCGCACAGTTAAACAATCTGAACCCACGGAGCTTACAGATCAATTTCAAATCATGCTACGCGGTGATATAGACCGAATTCTATAAATCCTATTAATTATTGATAACCGCCTAAGGCGGTTTTTTTATGAGTAAAAGAAATGTCGAATACAGATATTAAGTGGTTTAGTTTTGGAAATACAAATGCGCCTCAACTCTCAAACTCATGGGGTTGTATGATCGATGTGCTCGATGCTTGTCTGGTCACAGGCATGGGCTCTCAATTGGTTTCAACACTGGTTGTAAAAGATGGAGTAGCAACGGCAACTTTTGGAACAAGTCATAACCTGCAGCAATTCCAAGTTGTAGAAATATCTGATGCAGATCAACAGATATTTAATGGCGAACATAAAGTTTTAGGTGTGACCTCAAACACGATTGAATTTGTTGTTAATTCACCAGATACGATTGCTACAGGTACGATCTCTTGCAAATTAGCATCTTTGGGATGGACAAAAGCATTTTCAGGCACACAAAAAGCAGTCTATAGCGCAAAGGATAGAACAGCGAATCCTTATTTTTTAAGAGTCGATAACAGTCTAGATCCTGTATATAACACCAATTATGCAAAATATGCCAAAGTGGGGATTTTAGATTCTTGCACTGGCATTGATGATTTAACTGGCAATCAAGCGCCATTCGATCCGACAAAACCCAGTCGAAACTGGACAGGGGAAGGAAATAGTAATGGATGGTTTAAATGGCGATATGCAGCCATTGCTGATGTAGCTTACTCAACATATGCATCAGAATATCAATTACCTCAAAACGGAAATCGACCTTGGGTGCTGATTGGGACAAAAGATAGCTTTTATTTAATTAATGGTTTAACTATTGGGCAAACTTTTGAAGCCCCTTATTGTTTTGGAGTAATTCAACATACGTGCTGTATATGAACAGGCTGTGACTTTGAGATGTGTTACAGGCTTTGTTTGGCAAGAAAATAAATTAGCTTTCATTACCAAAAATTTAGTTTTTGAAGAATCCGGAAAACTCAAGATACATGCAATTTTCGATTGGGTTGAATTGGTCCGAAAAAACAAGATTATTCGATACTCACATGAAGTCGCTCATGTGTTTGAAAAGCGTTATCAATTCATTGCTGATCAAGGCTTGGAGTTCATAACAACAGACGCAATTCCATGGGAAAAAGCGAAATCAATTCATTATCGAAAACATGCAATTCAGCCTTGGCCAAAACCTGAAGAAATCACACCAGAGGGATGGAATAATAAAAGTATAAGGCTCAATTTCTGTTGCACCACTGATGAAGTTGATCGCTTAAACGCTCATTTAAATTTTGAACCCGATAAATGTTTACCTGATCCTCAGAAACCCAAAATTCCTGAAATCAGCAATAAGAATTGGTGGTATATCGTGAATGAATTATCTGTAACACGGTTGGATAATGGTGAAAATATCAATGTACTGGATGGCAATTATAGTAGCGATCGCAGTCGATGGTGTTGGTCGTATAGTTTGACCGTTCCAAATAGTGAAATCAGTAAACTTGAGCCAATCAATGCACAACCTGTGATTTTAAAAATTATGGTGAATGGTCATGAGCATCACATGCTACTTGAAAACCGCAGTAGATCTCAAAAGTTTGGATATATCACCTATACCCTATCCGGGCGTAGTCAATCCGCATTACTTGATGCGCCATACGCCCCCACAAGAACTTATTTACAGGAGAATGAAAGAACCTCGGTACAGTTAGCACAAGCTGAGTTAGATCGTGTGAATAATCAAGCCGAATTGAATTGGAAACTGATTGATGCGTTGGGCTGGATTGTTCCAATCAACAGCTTAAGCTATTCCAATCAAACCCCGATCGCCGTCATTAAAATGTTGGCAGAGAGTGCAGGCGGTTTTGTTTACAGTGAGAAAGCCGGTAATAAGCTCACAATCAAACCGAAGTACAAAAAAACTTTTTGGGATAACGTGATTTTAAATGATTACGATCGCTTAATTCCCGAAAGTATTGTCACGGATTTATCGACTGACTATGAGCTCTATCCAGACTATAACGGTATCACATTAAGTAATGATCGAAATGGTAACACTGGTCAAGTTAAACGTTCAGGTACCGCAGCAGATATTTTGCTTGAAACAGTGAATAACCCATTGTTTACAGTCGATAGCATGGGAGCATTTGGTAAAGCTGAGTTAGCAAAAGCAGGTATGGTTGAAACACACAGTATAGCGATGCCAAATAGTGCAGAAATTGGTGAATGTTCACCAGGTGAACTGATTGGCTTTAATGGGAGTTGGTGGGGCATTGTTGATGCTGTTTCTGTCTCATTCACTCACGCCGTTACTAATCAAGCAATTAAGGTTGAAAGGGTGAATCGAGATGAGTAATGCATTAAAACGTTTACTAAATTTATTACCAAAGTCACCCGAATTTATTGGAACCATCACACATGAAGATCATCCCAAATATAAGGTTTTAGTGATTGATGGTAGTGGTTTAGTTCTGTGCACGAGTAATGCACGTTACACAGTAGGCACAAAGGTTTTTATCTCGAATAATGAAATCAAAAGATCTGCACCAGAGGGCACTGTGGTTCAGATAGAAGTATGAAATTAATCAAATACAGGCACCCAATCGGGTGCTTTTTTATTGCCAAAAATTAGGGGGATTCATGCAGGAGCATGAGAAAAATTTTCTACTCATTCTTGTAGTAGGGCTGTGTATTGGATTTGCTAAGTTGCTTGTCTCTGATGAAAAACTGACGTGGCGTTTAGCGATAGGTCGAACGATTTTAGGAGGGGCAACATCAACAATCGCGGGTGCAATTGTTTTACAGATTCCTGACATCAATCCTCTTGCATTGATTGCAATAGCATCGGCATTAGGGATTTTAGGAAGCACATTTATTGAGTCTTGGCTAAAACGTCAAGCAAACACGTGGAGTATCAAATGAAATTAATCGATAACTGGAAACAGGCTTGGAAACTCAAGTCAGTACAAGTAGGCGCAATAAGCGCCATTTTTTTTGCTTTGAGTTTATTCTCTGAGCACTTTTTAATGATTTGGAATCTGATTCCTCAGGAAGTTAAAAACTCAATTCCTGAAAATTGGAAAGAATACGTCGGCTCTTTTGTTGGTGTTGCTATGATTTTAGCACGTTTGAAAAAACAGCCTGAGTTGCATGAACCACAGTTGAATTTAACAGGTGTCAATACACTGATCTCGACAGCAGTATCCACTACAAATGATTTAGCTTGGATGATTGAAGCCAAGAAGCATCTAGGCTTAAAAGAAAATACAAGCAAAACAGCTCATAACCCAACAATCCTAAAATGGCTAAAATCGCTTGGTGCTTGGTGGCAAGAAGATGAAACACCTTGGTGTGGTACTTTTGTGGCGTGGTGTCTTAAGACTGCAGGTATTGCATATCCAAAGCACTGGTACCGTGCATTAGATTATGTGAATTATGGAGCAAAGCTAGCAAAACCTGCTTATGGTTGTGTAGCGATAAAAACTCGCAGCGGTGGCGGTCATGTTTGCTTTGTAGCAGGTCGTGATAGCAAAACTGGTAAATTAGTCTGTATTGGTGGCAACCAGTCAAATATGGTTTGTTATGCGCTTTATAACGAGTCAGATTTTCAGGAATTCCGCTGGTACGGCAAAACAAATAGACCAGCTGAGTCGCGGTATAAATTGCCAGTTTTAAGTGGGGTAACTTCTACCAAAGTGAATGAAGCCTAAAGCATTATTTGCAAAATATTACTTTGGCCAAACCTCATACCACACATGGCCAAAGTTCTAAAATTATATAATTCATTGTTTTTATGCTTATTCAAGTTTGCCTTTGTGATGGATTTATAAAGAATAAGGCTTAAATAGCTACAATTTTATTGTCAATATATCCAATAGGATAATGGCCTAAATAATATAACTCAGCAATAAACTCCCATTTTTGACCTAATTGTAAATATCTTTCAGTCATTAACTGTCTGAAACAGAAACAAATTGAATCACGAGCTGCAAGACTAAAATCATGTGGAGGTATTATGAACAACTCCTTATTCATGTCTCTTGTTGCATTTAAAATTTTCTTATTAATACATTTTCTCAAGTTCAATAATTCTGAGGTATTCTTTTGTTTTTTGTAAAATGGGTCTTCTTGGGAAATACTTGATGGTAACCATCTAAGTTTGTTATATTTTCCCTGAAAGTCCTCGTCTGAATGACTTAAAAAAGCTTTACCTAAATTTTCTATTAAAATAACTCTATCATCATCGATATTGTTAATTCCCATTTTAGAAAAAAAATTAGTATTTTCAATTTTTCTTAAATCATCATTGATATCAAACATGAACTCACTCAAACTTTTATAAGGCTCTAAGGAAATTTTTAATCCTTTCTTGTATTCTAACCTTCCTAATGAGACTAGGCTACTATGTGGAATATTGTATTGATAAGTTGAAAAATCATGATTTTAAGGAATTTCCTCCCCGCGTTTTTATGATTCCTAAAGAAAGGGAGAAGTTAAGCTAAAGCACTATCAACTGATGGACACGCAGCTGATGCAGAAAGATTGAGTGAGGCGTGGCCCTCTAAGTGAGGGTAAATTTGCATAATCATCATTATGTTGTATACAAAATAAAATATTGATATAAAAGCATGAAAATTAAAAGCTATAGGCAAAATTCTAACTATGTATTTAATTCATATTTGGACAATTAATCCAGTTAAAGACGGTGAACAGTCTCTATCCGCCTATCAGATTCCAAAAAATTTTGCAGATATTTTAGTTTCAATTTCTGATGAAGAAACACTCCCACTTATTTCTGAACTTTCTTATGTAGACTACGATTTATTTAGTGACAGACAGCTAAATCAATTAATCAATGAGTTTAAGAGACTAATCGAAATTTATCCAGTTTCCATAAATGAAATTTCAAAAATAATAAAATTTTTAGAAAAAGCTGTTGAGTGCAATGAAAAAATTCTCTTTGATCCCTTTAGGGAATCAACGTTAGGCTTAGATATTTTTTTTAAATCTACTTAA